TCCAAAAACTGGGAAGGACATCACTGGACTGCATTTGATAATCCACATATGCACCTACCACCTGCCCTAGACTTGGAAGAGATACTAAAAGAAGAAAGAATTATAAGAGGAATCGATGAATCAGATCCATCTTATATAAGAGAAACATATGGAAAATGGGTAGAAGACAAAGATGCGCTTGTATTTAAATTCAATAAAGCAAAAAACATCTACGATAAACTCCCTACTGAAGGCGAGTGGAACTATATCATTGGTATTGATATTGGCTACAATGACAGTGATGCTATCGCTGTTATCGGTTATAATACGCACCACAAAAAAGTCTACTTGGTGGATGAACATGTCAAAAACAAACAAAACATTAGTCAACTGGTTGCGGTCATAAATGAATATAAGGACTTATATAATCCTATT